CACAACAGCTCAGCGATTCTTCGAACAAGAGATCCAGAAGTTCTTGAAGCAGCTTCTGAAGCAATAAAAAAGCCCCGTTAGGGGCTTTTTTTATTAGAAGATGATCGGCATCTCGTCGTAGTCATCACCACCATCCTCGCCCCCCACAATGTCGTCGTCCGACAACTCTCCAACTGTGTATAGGGAATCGTAAGCATCGGTGTCATATGATGCCAGTTGCTTGACAACTCGACACACGAGCAAGGTTGCAGACACGCAATCATCAGTGCTGCCCAGTTGTGCGGAATACGATCCCTTACTCTGAGCGAATGTTTTGATTTCGCGAATTAGGTCGGGGCTGACCACTTTCAGCTTCCCACTTTCAATGAACTCTTTAAAAATTCGACACGCGCCAAGCTTGCTGGAGTTGTTGGTGTTCATACCCTGCTGCTTGCCACCATCGGAGATCATTTCCACATTGTCTGGAAGAGTCTCGTCGGTTTCGAATAGGGTAATCAACCCTTCACCAACCCCATTGTTTTCGACGGTAAACAGCACATCCCACTTTGCTTGACCAGCCTTCTTCCACAAATACTTCAGCACTTTGTAGATTTCACCTGTTTTGGTGGAGTTGGTTCGATACTCCATCATCTGAGACAGTCCTGGGTAAGAAAACACCTCGATGACAGTGTAATCATTTCCAATCCCTTTTCCGGGGTCGACGGTCATGATACACTGCTTGTTGTTGGGTTTTAGCGATGGTGACTCGCTAAATTGTTGGGTGTTTGATTTGTACCAATTGTCAAACGAGCCAGATGAGTTTGCCTTGCCCTGCTTTGACTCCTTGTCGACTAAGTCGCCAGCTTCGGTGTTGTCGGGGCTAAAATGCTCCCATATTTTGATGCCGTGATTCACCGTTACAGGTTCTGTTGGAATCAACAACTGAGCTTTCATGCTGTCAATCAACAGAGGATCTGACGACACGAATACACAATTGTGAGATACCACCCCACTTGTGAAGTAGGTGTGAGATTCGGTGTTCACAACATCGAACACCCGTTCGCGTCCCACCAATCCAATCGACGCCACGATCTTTGGTTTCTGGTAACCGCTCAACCGCATTCCTGGAAGGAGTGAACTCACCTGAACGGCTTGTCCTCGCACAAACACTTTGTGGTCCAATGTTGTTGTGAGAGAGTTCCCGTCCGTGAATCGTACACTCACAACATCTCGCACACCCGTAAACGCCACTCCATCAAATGTCTCAAAGCCACCAGGGGTGAGGATGCGCAAGCCATCAGAATTTGCATATACTCCTGGTTTCATTTCATCCAGTGGGGTGTGGTTGAGTTGGAGCGCGAGATTCTCCATTGATATTTCGTATGTGTGCCCATTTGGGTCCACCACCGCAACAATCTCGTGTCCAGCGCAGCATTCAAACTCCTGCAGCCACTTCAGCATTCCGTTTTTGGCTATTTCTCGTTTCTTGAAGTCGTCATCTCGACCGGGAACATCGCTCCACTTGATTGTAAATGGAACAAAGCCGTTGGTTCCGGATGTCGCGCCTCGCCACAGTGTGGCAAACAGATCAGAGTCGCCATTTGGGGTGGACGTTAGGAACAACTTACCCCCTGTTGCAAGTGTTGGTGAGATTGATGCCCAGAACTCTTCCTGAATGGTCGACCGAACGAACGCGGTCTCGTCTCCGTACAGAATTGAGAACGATCCACCTCGCCCAGTTGATTCAGATGTGGCATCGGATAAGATTCGACTCCCTGTTTCGAAGATCAAACTCATCGCGTTCCAACCATCATCGGTCACGCCAGGTTTCAGGAAATCCGGCAAGTGTTCGTACATGTACTTGATCCGTGAGATCATTTCTCGAGCATTTTTGTGCTTGTTGCTGGTAATCAGAACTGTTTTGTCTTCGTGGAAGATTGAAAACCAAAAAAGATAAGCACAGCTGGTCTCGCTCTTTCCACTCTGACGAGGGAGCAAGGTAATCACTTCCTTGTTTTTGTGGTAGGTGTCGATCAGTTTCTTCTGATACCCATACAGCTTGAATAATGTCTGTCCCTTTACCGGATGGCGAACATAAACGTAGTTTTGGATGAAGTGCAGTGGATTCTTGGAGCACTTTATGAACTCCGATTCCTCTTCGGGTGTCAAACTGAGGTTCGTTTGACCTCGTTTTACGTTTGGGTTTTTACTTGCCATTGTTTCGTGGTAAATGTAGCGTATTTACCACGAAAAAAAACGGCCAAAAATGGCCGTTTTTAGATCGAGTGTGTGATTAGTACACGCCGTAGCCGCCGAGTGCTTGTCCAGGAACAGCAGCGTTCGGGAACGTCTGGTATGCGTGGTCAACAGATAGAGTCAAATTGATTGACACAATATCAGATGAACTGTAGTCCAATTCATCCTGCTTATGGTCGACGATCCAGCAGCCTTCGTACGTCCAACTCTCGGTCACCAAGTCGTTCCCGTTCAGTGTGTCGAGAATGGTTGCGAACTTGTACATGCTGCCCTCTTGAGCAGCGGCCAGATATGGTCCAGCAGCACCAATCAGGTACTGTTGACGTTGCAGGTGCTGCTGAATCACCATTGCAGCTCCACTACCCAAGTCGTCGGTTACCGTCAGTTCCATGTTGGAAAACTCATGTTTTCCAGCAATAGCTGCACGACTGTTGTATCGGTGCATGTCGTGCTTTTGGAACGTCAGAGTGTGGGCCGTGATCTTCGACGCTTGCATCGACATCACGTTTGAGTCAGCGCCGTCCCCAAATCCGAGGAATCGAACACGCCATTTGTTCTTTTGTTTTGGTTGCAGGAACCCAGTTCCAATGCCCGGCAGTCCGCCGACGTCTGTCAAAGTTGCCATTTTGTGGTCTTCCCATTTGTGTTGGGTATTTATGGGGTAGATGGCGTTCTCGTGTTATTTCCATGGACATGGTCATTCTGGGGCATCTCATAAATAGAAGCACCAAAACAATGCACTAACATGCCAACTTTCCGACGCACGCCCCCGCCCCCAATTGACTCGCGCCAACGGCACCGTCAAGACTACACTCAGCTGAACCCCGAGTTCCGCAAGAACACAGATTGGAGCACGGATCCAATCGAAGCCGCGACGGATCGTGCACATGATTGGGTGGTGAACAAATTCGCTCCAAAGAATCGTTATGAGCGGGATCCGTACCCCCGACACGGTGATCGTCCAAATACCCCCTGGAGTGTTGATCCGATCGAAGCAGCCACTGATCGAATGCATGATGCAGTGGCTGGTGGAATCGATCGGCTTCGCCGGAAATTGGATCCACGTCCTGTTCGAGAGGAAGCGTCACGTCCGCGTCGAATTCGACGTGAATTGACAACCCGAGTTCGGGAATCGGAACCAGAATATCGTCCACAAGCACGCCCACAACTGGATCGCGACCCAATGCAGGATCTTCCCCAAGACTACTCGACGGGCGACGACTTCCAGGCCCCGCCAGAAGATGACTTCAACATGGCAGACATGCAGGGTGCTGGTGAGCAGCATATGGATGGCGAGGAACAGCAGCACATTGTCATGGTTACCATGGCTGATCCCGACCAGCCAGGTTCAACAGTTGATCGTCGGATCAAGGTTGGTGGTGCAACAGACCAGGAAGCTGTTGCACGTGCTGAAGCGTTCTACACAAAACAGGGAAAAAACGTGCAGGATTCTGTGTACATCAAAGTGTTTGGCGCACCCCCAGAAGATGCTGGGTCGATGGGTGAACCAGCCCCCACTGCAGTGCCGGCTCGTCAGCCCACACCAATGCCAACAGACCAGTTCAGCTTCTAACACCCTCAAACTCTAAATAGCCCCACATTCTGGGGCTATTTTTATGAGCACATACTTGCAGGGTAGATACACCCCAACCAATCCCAACAAGTTTGAGGGTGACTTGAACAACATTGTGTTTCGCTCAAGTTGGGAATTGAGGTGCCTGCAATACTTTGACGCACATCCAGCGATCACTAAGGTAATGAGTGAGGAAATCAAGATCCCTTACTGGAACCCAGTAAAGCGACGTCCCGCCAACTACTTTCCTGACTTCTACATAGAGCTCAGAGATCGCCAAGGCAACATACGGCGAGAGTTGATCGAAGTGAAGCCGCATGCACAGATTGTTGAGCAGCGAAAGGAGACTACCTACGCCTCCCTCACTCGCGCAGTTAACTACGCCAAGTGGGAAGCTGCATCGAAGTGGTGCAAAGAGCGGGGAGTAAACTTTCGGATCCTTTCCGAAAAGGAAATTTTCGGAAGTTAGCCATTGTGAATGGTGTACCCCACTGCAGGGATAAATACGCCAACATCTACCTGGCTAGCCATGAACACCAAACAAACATCGCCCGACACACTCCTCGAATTTGTGTTGGACAAAATCCGTCACCCGAAGTATGGTGAGATGACGTGGGAGCGCGAAAAGGGCGTGGATTTGATCCGCCGACGGAATCGTGTGATTTACACAGACAGCAAAGAGGCTGTCGCCAAATTGTGGCGAGAACTGAAGCAATCAATGACAGCGGTGACAGAAGCTGATGACTACGACGACGTGGATACGATGGCTCAGAAATCGCCACGTGCGCTCGAGAAGCCAAAGGGTCCCGACTTTGAGTGGTTGAGTGGATTTGATGTAAAAGAGATCCAACAAGCGATTGACGAGATTGTTGAGTACCTTCCCACTGTTGTCAACGACCAGGAACAGACCACAATTCTCCGAAACGACATCCGGATCCTCGACAACTTGATGTCAGCAATCAAATCCAAAAAGTCGGATCAGATTGTTCAGTGTTGGAAGATTTGCTCGAGTGAGGGTTCATGTGAACACCTCCATGAAGAGTTCGTTGCGAAGATGAACAAGGCAATCCAAGCCACAAGCGAATCGTTCTTTGAATCCTTGGGGCGTCCATCTCGGCACCGTTGTGTATTCCAATCCAAAGCTGATTGGCTGGCTGAGTCCATCCGTCGTTCATACTCAATGCGAGATAACGGTGGGTTCACTGATGCGTTTAACGGCAGTGGAGCATTGGTGGGTTGTTTTGGTCGGAACCGCGGTTGGGTATTTGAAAGCGCTTTGTTTGAAGAAGCTCCTCCTGGAGAAGAGGCTTGGGTGAATTCCAACAAGGATCGATTCATCAAGCAATACGGGCAAGACAAGGGTCTGGAGATCCTGTATGCAACCGCATGGAAGCAATACAACCAGAAGCATGGCAAATCTCCAGCTGCTCCCACAGCACCATCTGCCAAACCAGCCACTCCTGCGCCAGAGGATGAAGGACAGGTCTAAAGCATGATCAACACCAATCAACATCCACTGGACGACGTGCTCGACATTGAGCCCCTCCCGCAACCAACAGCTGCGCTACCATTTGGTGGAGGAGCAGCTGCGACCAGTCCAGTGGATTTGATTGACGCAGAAGCACCAACTGCAACCGCGGTCTACGATGAACGTGATGAGGCGATTGATCAACAACTTGAGCAAATTCACAACCAAGCACTCAGTCTGGCACTTGATCTCAAACAAAAGCTCGAGTGGGCACCCCCAGCTGCTCAGTCGCGACTGGGTGAGGTTTCCATCCAAGCTCTAGGTGCCGCGTTGGACGCAATCCGCCAAAAAGCAGACATCAAGAAGCACAAGGACAAGCTCAGTGGCATTGGACCAAAATCCGTCCACACCACGAACAATAACCTTGTTGTCGTTGGTCGGAACGAATTATTGAGGCGTGCACACAGCAACGCATGATGAAACCGCGTGTGAAATGTTAATTTTGCCGCGGGGGTACAGAGTGGTTGTATAAATAGGTGTACATAATACAAAACGAGGAATCAAAAC